TTATGTTGTTAGAGAGTCTTATAAAGAGTTTAAAGGATCTTTGAAAGTTGTTGATTCTACATCTTTACTTTGTAATTTAAAGGTTAAAAATTCTAAAAATACAAATGTACATAATGCATTAATTAACAGTTCTGATTATAACATTTCTAACAATATTGATCTTTATAGTGATATGTTATCAAGTGTTAGAGTTCCTTCTTATAAAAAAACTAAATTATCTGTTAGTACTTTTAAATACTCATCTTTAAAAAGTGTTATAAACATTAATAATGAAAATATAGAAAATGACAATAAAACAATTAACTATTTGAATGGTAAACAAAAAATATTAAAGTCTATACAGCATGACTTATTATCAAATTTAAAGATTAATTATAATAAAGATATTAACTCTTTGATTAAAGTTCAAACTCATAAGAAAATACTAACTAGTATAACAGTATCAAGAACTGAAAAAATAAACAATTCAATATATGATAATAAAAGTAATGTCTTAAAAATTAACAAAGAAAATAAAGACTTGTTAGTAAAAACTAAACAATTTAACCATTCTAATATTAAAAGTAAAATATCATTATATAACTATAAAAAGTTTTTATCAGAAGTTACTGTTAATAGTCAGAAAAACTATAATATTGTTGGGTTAAAACAAGACAATGAAGTTAAATATAAAAATATTAAAGATAATTTTAAAAACTTAACTACAAAAATTAGTAAAATTAACTTCTTTAAAGATTTTATTTGCAAGGTTAATCAATTTAACTATTGTTCATTGCCTTGTGTATTAAAAGTTAAAAATAATGACCAATCAAGCTTATATGGAATTTCTCAAATAAATAATGATTATGTTAAAAATTTAAATTATAACAATAAATATTTAAAAACAACTCTAAATATTAATTATAAAATTAATAAAGATATAACAACAAGTATTAATTCTTTTAATTATAACAATTTAATTACATCATTAAATGTATCGTCTGATGAAAGACTGTCTCTAGATTCTTATAAGCAAACTAGTAATATTTTAACTAAACAAACCAAATCAAAAATAAAAAGACTAGAAACAATTTTAAATGTAGATTATAGTGGAAAGTCCAACCTTAATACTAAAGTATCCTCTTTTGATAAGAAATCAATATTATTAAATGTTAATATTAGTAATAAAGATAGAGTTGCAAAACAAGAAGGGTACAAGCAAAACTATAATATTTTATTTGGTCAGACCAAAACTAATGTTGACAATTTGTTATCCTACGTTAAAGCAAGACCAACAAAAGACTTGAAAACTTATATAAAATCTTATAATAAAAAGTCTATATTAACAAATGTATTTGTTAACAAAGCAAACAAGAATAGACAATTACTAGATAGAAATAATATTGGACTTATTGAGTTAGATGATTCTTTCTTAAATGTTAAAGCTAACATATTCAGTAATTATAATCTCAATACAAACCTAGACTTGTTTGAAAGTACAAATCTGTTAACAAAAGTAAGGTTAGTAAATAGAGATATAAACAATTCTGAATACTTTATTGAAGAAAATAAAAATATTGTAGTTAGTAACTTTAAGCATGAAGAATTTATTACAAATGTAAACATAGATGGAAATGTTAAATTCAAAGTAAATATATCAAGTTATAATAAAGAAAGTCTATTAACATCTGTATTTGTTAATAGTATAGATAAGTTNAACATTTCTTTAGAAGATAAAAAATTAAGCTATGGTTTATTTAAACCTAAAGACTTATACTCTTTAGTTAGAGTTAAAAGAACTCCTAAAGTACTGTTTAAAGACGAAAAGAACATCTATACTTATAGCTTTAAAAATAATGAGTTCATAAAACTTAACAATTCTTTAACTAAGGATTTATTTATGACAAAAGGAATTAAAATAGACAATATATCAAATATTGAAATAAAAGATAGTGATAAAAACTTAAAATTATTAATCAATTCAGAAGCTGACAATAGTTATGATAAATTATTCTTTAAAGGATTAACTCAAGGACAATTAGTTAAACCTAGTGATTATATGGATTTAAGAACAATTAGCAACATAAATCACATAAATGTAAATACTGAAATGACAGAAGATACAACTTTAAGAATTGTCTTGAATATCAATAATGAAGATAAGTGGATGGCTCATAATGGCCAAGAATGGATAGAAGTTGATGTAAATAATGAGCAAGAAGTTATAGATAAAGGTATGACACTTGAAGAAGTTAATAGCTTAGAAGAAGAGTGGGAAGAGTTATCAGAACAGATAGATTGGCTAAGGTTTGCATATTATTTAGATCAAGAAAGTTTAACTTCTGTCTTAGAAGTTGACGACATTACAATTAATGTAGATATGAGAGGTCATTGGAGAAAGGCTGTAAAAGGTGAAGATTATAATTATAGATATTATTATGATGTCAAAGAATATAGATTCAATATAGAATTCTTTGAAGATGGAAATTATAAAATTAACAGGGTAACTTAGGTGTGTTTTGCACCTAAGTTTTACCTCAAAATTATGGAGGTGGTAATGTGTCAAAACAAACAGGACCAAAGACAGTAGAAGGGAAAAATAAAGTTACAAAAAACTTACCAGACCCAAGTGAAAGGGTTTGGAACTATTCAGAAAAAGGAAAAAAGGCAATGTCTAAAGCAGCAAGGATGGGTAAGTTAAAGCATGGTTTATACGCTTCAATACCTATACTTTGCAAAGTTGAAGAATGTCCTTACTCAGATGCTTGTTATATTGATGTAGACGACAGACCAAAAGGAGAACCTTGTCCAGTAGAGGCTTCAACAATTGAGCAAATGGTTAATGATTATTGTGAAAGTTTAGATGTTAGTAAAGATGATGCAGTAGAGTTAAGTATGGTTAGAGCATTAGTTGATGCTGAAATTTCAATCTTAAGATGTAATAAGAAATTAGCTGTAGACCCTGATGTGGTTAAAAGAGAAGTTATTACAGTAACAGAAGACGATAGACCAATTACAAGACCTGAAATCTCTAAAGCTTATGATTTACAAGGTAGATTAGTTAGACAAAAAAATGAAATTTTAAGAGAGTTAAATGCAACTCCAAAAGCTAAGGCTGATACTGATGCTAATAGTAATCAAGATGCAAGCTCTATTGTCGCTACTATGAAAAAGAATCTTCAAGAAATGAAAGACGAAGGTGGTAGTGATGAAATTACTGTAGAGGTTGTTCAAGAACAATAATAAAAAGGAGGAGATGTATTATGGGATTAAAGAAAAAGCTGAAGAGTGGACTAAAGGGAGCAGGTAAAAAAGTTGTTAATAAACTAGGAGGAGGAGGTAATCTAAAAGATTCAGATTATCTGACTGGTTCTAGTGGCTTTATGTCTCAAGCTAAAAAACAAAGCCTAAATGATCAAAGACTTGAAGAAATGAAAAGCAATGTAAGTCAAATGAAAAATAGACTTAAAAATGTTGATCAAAAAGACCTTGCTGAAGAAGGTTCAACAGTAGAGCATTTGAAAAGAAAAATTAAAAGAGAAGAAGATCTTATTAAAAATATTGAAAGTCAAAATAAACAAGGTAGAGGTTTTATAAAAAATGCTGATGCTGAAGTAGATTATGCAAAGAAGTATGATTTTCCTACAAGAACTGAAGATGGAGATCTTATACATTTTAATCCAGAAGATTCTTATGCATTTAACACAACTACAGGATATGGTCTTACAGGAAAGCAAAAAACAGAAATTTATCAAGCAGGTAAAAAAACCCAAAGCCATGAAGCTTGGGAGCAAAAAAGAGATAGTATAATAGATAAAAATATTGAAGCTCAAAGAAAGAAAAGAAAACTAGAAGCTCAAAGAGTAGCAAATAAATATGGTATAGGTCCTGATTCTGCTGCAGAATCAGCAAATCTTGAGACTTATCAAAAAAGAAGTTTGAGCAACGAAAAAATACAAAAACAATTAGATAATGTACAAGGAGGAGCTTCGAGTCAAAAAATTAAAAATAGTCAAAATGATGCTGTAAACAAATCAAAACAGCAAGCTGATAAGAGCAAAAATTCAGGTAAAAATGAGAAAAATCATCAAAAAAAGAAAGAAAAAGAGTTGGAAGATGATGCTAATAAGCAAGGTGAAGAGGCTAAAGAGAAAGTAGAAAAGGCACAAAAAGAAGGAGTCGGAGGAAATTCGTCTTTTTTTGGAGGAATCGGTAATTTTTACAAAAATAGTTTTCGAGCAGGAGCAAGTGCTGTAAGTAACAAAGAACATAGTTTAACATTTTCACAAGCTCAAAGTAAAATTAGTTCTTCTTGGGGGGCTTTAGATACAAAGCATAAGTTAGGTGTAGGATATACAGGAATAGCTGGAGCTAATGTTGGTAGAAGACTAATTAATAATCAAGATGGGTTAATTAGAGATAGGCATGGAAATATTAATAATGCCTTTACTCCAGGAAATCCATTTTTCTAAAAAGGAGGTAAATAGCAATGAAACCATTATTGAAAGCAACAGGAAAAAGAAAACTTAAAAATTTATTTACAGGAGCAGAATTAACTGACACAGGGAAAGCGGCTGCTTATAGTGCTGGAGGAGCTTCACTTGGAGCAACTTATCTTGGTTCTAGAACAGGTAAGAGCAATCAACCAATTCAGGAATCTCCAGGAATGTCAGCTCCTCCTCAAATGGGTTATGATGGAAGACCTCCTACTTCTATGGGGGCAGATGGAGATTTAACTTTAGCTTTATCTAAGTTAAATCAATAGGGGGTGACTATATATGGGAATGTTTAATGACAAAATAGATGGTGCTGAAGTCAAGAAAGGGGCTATGAAAGCCTTAAAAAAAGCCCCTAAAGGACTTTTATCAGCAGGGTTTATAGGATATAGAACAAGTAGTTATATGGAAGAGGGTCACTCATTTTTGGGTGGTCTTGGTAGAACAGCAGCTTGGTATAGTATGGTTGGTGCTGTAGGATTTAAAAAGTATTTAGGATACAGTATGGCAAAAGGTGCTATGGGTGCATATCCAGACATGAAAAGAGGTATTGAAGAACAAAAAGATTTTAGTCAAAACTATAACTTTTTAGGTGGTGGATATGTAGACACAGAAACTAACTATGCTAATCGAGCTAGAGGTATGGAGCAAATTAAAAGAAATAGAGTTAGCATAACTCAATCTTTAGGCAATGAAGCCAAAAGATATCATAAGTAGGGGATAATTATGTCAAGAACAATGGAGCAAGTAGTAAAAACAATGATGGAAGATGAGCATCTCTGTAAAGCTTTTGATGACCCTGTTAGCTTTTCTAAGATAGTTTTAGGTATAAAGCCTAGGTGGTATCAAAAGCAAATACTTTTATGTGAAGCAATGCAACGAATAGCAAGAATGGGGCGTAGAACAGGTAAGACTTACACTATGATACTTCATATGTTATTTGTTGCATTTACCCAACCTGACTCAAAACAATTGGTAATTGGACCACTTGGAATTCAGGTAGATACTATTTTTGAAGAGTTAAGAAGTATTATTAACAAAACACCTATTCTTAGAGATAGTGTGACAAGAAGTGTTCAATCTCCTCAAACCATAAAATTTGGTAATGGAGCTAAGATTCTTGGTCTGTCAGCAGGTAGTTCTTCTGGTGGTGGAGCTAAGAATATTCGTGGTCAGGGTGCAGATTGGATATATATGGACGAAACAGACTATCTTAATGAAGAAGATATCAACTCTGTATTAGGTGTGTCATTAAACGATATTGGAAGTGTTGGTATTTGGTGTTCTTCTACACCTACAGGAGCAAGAGAGCTGTTTTATGAGTGGTGTATTAATTCAAAAGTTAAATATAAAGTTAAAAGTCAAGAAGATCATACTCCTGTTAAAGTTGAAAGAACAGGAGAGGAAAGAAACAAGTGGGTTCAATTTCATTATCCTTCTTGGGTTAATCCTAATTGGGATGAAGAAATGGAAGCTGAACTTAAAGCTTTATTTACTGAACAAGGTTACATACATGAGGTATTAGCTAAATTCGGTGACGAAACCGAGGGTGTGTTTAATAAAGATAAAATAAAAGAATCTATGTTTGATTATGTTTATAATGAGATGAGAAACAGAAAGCCAATGCCAGATACGGTTAGAGTTATTGGCGTTGATTGGGATAAACGGATTTGTCCCGTTTCATGTCGTGAATTGCTGGAACATCCTAAAGTTGCTTAGACCACAACATAGCTCGAAAGAGCAAGTGTGATGGTTTGAAAACTAAGCAAATATATGGACAATCAGCAGCCAAGCTCCTGTTCTGAAAGGATGGAGAAGGTTCAGAGACTAGCAAAAGTACCTTAAATGGTATTAGTAGCCTAGAGTGCGACACAGTTAAAACTGATGATATAGTCCGACCTTGCATGAAAGTGCAAGAGCTAGGCAGAAATGCCTTAGCCCTACCGAAAGGTAGAGTAACAAAAGTGAAATATAGTGCTGGTACTCAAATCTTAGTATCTGAATATGATAAACAAGAACAAAAAATCAGAGTAGTTGATAGAGTAGAGATTCCAAGTACAGAATTTACTTTTGACAATGCTGTAAATAAAATATGTGAAATGTATGAGTATTGGAAACCTCAAAAAATATACTTAGACCGTGGATATGGTGAGTATCAAGTAGAAACCTTGAAAAAGCGTATAGATTCGGATATTGTTAAAGGTGTAGCATTTAATGAAAAAATAGAAGTTTTAGACCCTTCTGACAGAACAGTAGATAATAAGATGGTTAAACACTTTATGGTAAACCAAACTACTATTTTGTTAGAAAGAGGTCAGTTAATGTTTTCCGAAAAAGATGGAATAATGCAAAAACAATTATTAAATTACAGAATTGTTAAAAAGACTAGTTCAGGAAAGCCTGTTTACACTAGTGAAAACGAGCACGCTTTAGATGCTTTCATGTTAACAGTTTTATGTTTTACTATAGAATTTCCTGATATAGCTAAAATTTTAGAAAAAAGAAGATATGCAAAAAGTATTGGAAAAGTAAATAAAAAGTTGCATAATAATGAAGAAGAAGTTTTTAATGGTAAGTTTAATACTCTTCATAAAGAAGATGATGATGACTTAAAAGGAGAACCTGAATATGTTAAAAGGATGCAAACTTTAAATAAAGTAAATGGTTTTAAAGATGGTAGAAGTAAAAGTAGGGGGCGTGTTAAAAGTAAAAGAACATCCTGGGGCAATCGTGGTACGAGAAGGTCTCGATCCCCAGGAAGAAAGTCTTTTTAATCCTCTCCTTTATCTATGTGTAGGAGGTTGCCCCCTGCCTTCTACACATAGATAATAATAGAAAGGTGGTTAATTATGAGAAAAAACTTTAAATTTTTTCTTTTATTTTTTATTATAATTATTTTTACTATTAGTTTTTTAAGTGGTATTGTTTACAGTCAAGACTTTGATGGACAATTGCACGCTTATTTTATAGATGTTGGACAAGGAGATTGTATTTTAATTAAAACTATAGAAGACAATAATAGAAGCAAAATGTTAATAGATGCAGGACAAAGATGGAAGAGTGATGATGTTCAAAAAATTTTGAATTATTTAGAAATAGAAAAGATTGACATCGTTGTTGGAACACATGCTCATTCAGACCATATAGGTGGATTGATAGATATTATTGATAATTATAAAATCGGTAAAGTATTAGACTCTGGAGTTAAGCATGATACTGCAACCTATGATGATTATATAAATTCAATAAATTCTAATGATGTTCCTTTAATAGAAGTAAGAGCAGGAATGAAAAAAGAACTTGTTGAAGGTGTTAATTTTGAAATTTTAAATCCTTTTGAACCATTAACAACCGATCTTCATAAAGAAAATATTGTTGGGCAGCTAAGGTATGAAGATGTAGGTTTTATGTTAACTGGAGATATAGAAAAAAATGGAGAAGAAAACATATTAAATGAATTTGAAAATATTAAAAATAATATTTTAAAAGTGGCACATCATGGTTCTAAGACTTCTACTTCTAAAAAATTTTTAAATAAAGTAAATCCTGATATAGCTATAATACAAGTAGGAGAGGATAATCAATATGGACATCCAGATTCTGAAGTTGTTAATAAATTAAAAGAAAAAAATATAAATATATATAGAAATGATAAAGATGGAGATATATTAGTTAAGACTGATGGAGAAAGTTATATTGTTAAACCCTTTGAAAAGCAAGAAGAGTTGATTAATATAAATACTGCAAACTCTGAAGAGCTACAAGAACTGCATGGAGTTGGAGAAGTAACTGCTCAAAATATTATTGAATATAGAAATGATAACGATGGGTTTAGTAAAATTGAAGAAATAAAAAATGTTGATGGAATTGGAGAAGTTACTTTTGATAATATCAAAGATGATATAACCATTTAAAAGATTTAAAGTTAGAGGAGGGGTATTGGTGGAGTATTTTGATAATATTAATTATAATCCGCAGATTGAATACATTCTTGAGAAATTACCACCAAATGAGTTTGTTGAAGGGGTATATAACGAAGAAGACTATGTTAGTACTGAAGACACAAAAGAAAAGATAGATGAAACTTTAACTCATGTTGATTTCTTAATAAAGGAATGTGAAGATAGGTTAGATGGAAAAACTAAAAATGACGTGGTTTTTGAAGATTATAAAGATTCTGCTAGAAAAAAGTATTATTGTCAAATTCCTTTGACTAGTAGTGAAGAAAAAAAACTAGAAGATTTTGAAGATGGTATTAGAAATGTTGAAGAGCCTGATATGGCTGGCGAATTATATCCTTCATTTTTAAGAATTAAAAGAGATATGGAAAATGAAAAAGAATATATAGAAGACCTTCAAAAAATTGAGGATAAAACATTTAATAAAATATTAGGAGAATCAGCTAGTAAAATAACAGAAAAAGAACAAGAAAATTTAGATATGGATTTACAAAGATTTGCTGACGATGATGAAGATGAGGATAGTATTTTTCCTCATAGTGGTGGAGATATGCTTAGTAATATACAAGACAGAGTATCAGATCGAATTAGTGGCAGTGGAGAAAGAATTAGAGAAGATATGGGTGATATGGCAAGAGATGGTGCTGATGATTTTTTAGACACAGCTAGAGGACAAACAGACTCTATGGATGATAGACCAAGAATGTTTTCTCAAGATGAAGAAGAGACAGACACTCAAAAAGAATATAGAAAGAAAGTAGCTGCAGTTAATGAAAAATTAAAAAATTACAGAAAAAGAATTAATAGATATGAGCAAAAATATGAAAAGAAAATAGATGAAAACAAAGAAGAAGAAGCTCAAGAAATTAAAGAAAAAATTGATAAACTTTATAGAAAAAAAGAACAAGAAGCAGAAAAGTTAGGAGTAACAGCAAGTCAATCTTTTGCTTCCTATGCTAAAGCAGAAAAAACTGATGACTTTTTAGAAAAAGCTGGACATATGTTACATGCTACAGCTTGGGATAATGTTGGAAATTTATGCTGTATGCTTAAAGCAATTTTTAAATCTATTAGTTGGGAAGATGAAGACGGTGAAGAGACAAATCTTTTAGAATGGATTAGAGAACAAAGAGAATCTACTCAAGAAGAAGTCGATGATGCAAATGAATGGTATGAAGACCAGGTTGTAGAACTTGAAAAAATTGAAGAAGTTAATCTTGAAGATATAAGAAATGGTATAGACGCTATTCGTGGGTTGCTTGCTATATCTTATAATGAAAATGAAGAAAAAGCAGAACAGCTAAAAGATAGTTTAATGAATATTGCAAAGTCTCTAATAAAGCCTGCAATACAAAAAGGAGTTGTTCTTTTAAGAGATATACAATACATCATAATTGACGAAGTTAAACAATGGATGGAAGTTTTATTACAATCTAATCCTCAAGGTGAAGGAGGAGATCCTTCTGCAGGATTTACTGGAATATTAGAATGTGCAAGCTTTGAAAGATTAGGAGATTATATTTTTGATAAAATCGAAGATTTTTTTGATAAATTAGAAGATGCATTATTTGATTTATATAAAATGATTTATAAAGAAATGGATGTATTAGATGCCGAAATGTTTTTATTAGGAGAAAAGCAATGGATAAAAGATATTTACAATGTGTTAACTAAAGTTTCTGAAATGATTGAACATGTTGAAAACTTTAGATTTGAAAAAGATTTGTCTACATTTTCGCAAGATTTTTTAAGAGAAAATGGCTTAGGTTATACTTACAATGATGAAACAGGCCAAATGGAAGAAGTTGATTTTGGAGGATGTATCGAACCAATAATGGCAGACGGTAAAAGTACCACACCTCTTTCTAACAATGTTGAGGATTTTGCTAATTTTACATTTGAAAATAATCAAAAATTTCAAGACTTCAAAGAAAATCAAGAAGAATTAGAAATTGATTGTGAACAATGCAAACTTGAAGACCTAGAAAAAGAAGAAAAAATAAAAGAAGAAGTAGATAAAGACGAACAACAAGTAGAAAATGAGGCTAAAGAAGAAGCTAGAAGAAAAAGCAATATGTTAGATGAAGAATAAAAGGAGGGGGATTTTTTGTGAAGGATAAAGACTTTAACTGGGAAGAGGTAGTAAACAATAAAGAGTTATTGCTTTATTTTTTAAGAAAGTACACAAGTCAAAGAGAGGTTGCTAGATTTTTTGATAAAGATCATAAGGCAGTCAAATATTGGATGGATAAACATGACATCGAAGTAAAAGACTATAGAGGTTATGATTATAGAGATATAGATGTAAAAGAGTATGCTAAAAGGGAGTTAAATAAAGTAAAACCTAAAGTAACAACTACTGATAATGAGGTCAGTATAAATGAAGAAAAAACAAATAGTGAAAATAATCCTACTAAAAAAGCAGATGAGTTTATAAAAGAAACTGACGACTATGTAGAGTTTGAGGATTATTATGTTCTTTATCTAAAAGACCAAGATTACAAACTATCTAAAGAAACACTAAAAGAGTTTAAAGATTTGTATTGTGGCCCAGCTCAAATGACTTTAGCTCAATGTTCTAGAGAGTTAAGAATTCCTCGCAAAAAACTTAAAGATATTAAAAATATATTCAATATTACACATGCTGCAATTCCTTTTTTAGAAGAAGAAATGAAAGAAAAAAGTGTTGATGAATTAACAGAAGAAGCTTTAGCTAAAAAAGAGAATCTATTTTTTAGGAAACTACAGCAAAAAGAATACGATAAAGCAATTAAAGAATTAGAGAAATATAAAAAGAAAGACTTCTATTTTAATAGAGCAGTAAATAAAATTATTGAAGAAATTAATGATTTAGACTATAGACCTCCTGAACTATACGAAGTTGGAAGGGAAAACCCTGAAGAAGTCTCAGTAGTTATTAACATTACTGATTGGCATAAGGGTAAATTAGTACAAGAAGAAAAGATATTAGGAGATGGAGGTTATGACAAATATAAGTTTGATGAAATGGTTGAAAAATACATCAATGAGGCTTTATTATTAATAGAAGAAAAAAATCCTGAAAAGGTATATATTCTAAATTATGGAGATGGAGTTGATGGACCAAATTCAAGTGTGTATGATGGTCAAAGAAAAAACCAAGATGTGTTTGGAGAAAATCAAATCATAGAATATGCTAAAGACTTAAAAGATTTTGTGTTAAGCATTTATGACTATCAACCAAACATTTATTATAGTTCAGTTCCTGGTAATCATTCTAAAGGAGATAATAATGCAGATGCATTAGCTAATAAGATATTAGAAGAACTTTTAATTGGTTATGACAGTATAGAGTTTGATGTAGAAAAGAAAAAGCATAAAATTATTGATGTTTATGATTCTAGAATTGTACAAACACATGGTCAAGACATTAGAACAGGTACTTATACGGGTGAAAATGACATTATGAACATTATCAATATGGAAGGATTGCCTTTCAAACAAACTTATGTTGTTCATGGTCATTTGCATCACGAAAGAGTTGAAGGTACAAGATATAAAAGAATCTTTTTACCTTCACCAGTTGGAGGAGATCAGCTCTCTAACAACACCTTGTATACAACCTCACGACCTTCTCAAGTAATGTTTGCTATAAAAGAAGGAGAAGGTATTAAAAGTGAACACCATGTTTATTTTGATTAAGGAGGTGTTGTATTATCAATAATTTATTTCAAAGATTAAAAAACAAAGTTAAAGCAATGTTTGTTAAAAAGAAAAGAAGTAGAAGGTTTAATAGAAGTAGAAGCAGGTTTGGTTCCAGAAAAGAAGCTGATGATGATAGCCTATTAGCAAGAGTAGTTCAAAAAATAGGATATGCTTTTACTGATGGAAATGAAGACGAATTCCAAACTCCTGATTTTGATTTACAAGAAATCGAAGACGGTTACAATACTGATGCTTATATTAGGCAAGCTATTGATAAATATAATGAGTTAATGTTTAAATCAGACTGGGATATTGTTGCAAAAGATGAACAAGTCCATGAGTATCTCGATAAAAGAATTGCTATTTTATCTGACGCTATGGGAATTCCTTTTGATCAGTTTTTAAGAAATATCTCTGATGATTTAGTAAAGTTTTCAAATGTTTTCATTGTTAAAGCTAGAGAAGAATTAGACGAGGTAGCAAGTGGCACAGGGATTAATGTTCAAGGTTTAGGTAATAATAGCCCTGTTGCTGCTTATTTTCGCCTCCCTCCTCAAACTATGGAGATACTTGTTGATGAACATGGAACAATTGAAAAGTATAGACAAGTTATTGATGGGGGAGATGAAATAGAGTTTGATCCTGAAGATGTAATTCATATTACTTATAAAAAGCCTGCAGGTAGATTTTTTGGAGTTCCAATGATTCTTCCTGCTTTAGAAGATGTTAAGTTACTTAGAGAAGTAGAAGATAATGTAGCCAAATTGATTTGGAGACACTTGTACCCTTTATTTATTTATAAAGTAGGTATAGACAAACCTGGATATGAAGCTTCAGATGAGGAAATAGAAGAATTGAAAGAAGAGATTAGAGATATGCCTACCGAAGGTGGTTTAGTACTACCAGAAAGGCATGATGTAGATGTTTTAGGAGCCGATCAAGAAGCTTTAGATGCCGAAGCTTATCTAAAATATTATGAAAGAAGAGCTTTTACAGGTCTTGGTGTTACAGAGACACTAATGGGTAGAGGTGCAACCTCTAATAGGTCTACTGCAGAAACACAAAGCTCAGAACTTAGAGATAAGGTTAGAGCTTTCCAAAAAGCTATGCAAGATTCTATTAACTATCATATTATACGAGAATTATTAATGGAAGGTGGGTACGACCCACTATTAAACCCAGAACATAAAGCAAAGTTTAAGTTTAGAGAGATAGATATGGACTTAAAAATTAAAGAAGAAAATCATGCTATTTATAAGTTTGAACACAATGCAACTACTCATGAAGAAATGAGAGAAGAGCTTGGTATGGATCCTGTTAGTGAAGAAGATAGACTTTATAGCTTTATGTTTGATGATACTAAAGATACCAATGATACTGACAATAGAGAAGAGCCTGAAAACCAACACAATCAAGATGAGTTTATAAATAAAAAATTAGGATTTTCTGAATTAAGCAATAAAATAGGCACTCAATATTTAGAACTTAAAAATGAAATTCTAGATTTATTTAAATGTTACTACAAAGAAGGAATCAATAAAAACGAATTAAAAGCTACAATTGAAAATATGGTAAATCATAAAAAGACTCAATTAAGCACATATATTGAATCATATAATAATTCCTCCTTTTATAAAGGGTTAGATAATGGAAAAAATGAAATTTTTAAAAACAATTCAAAAAATATTGAGAAAAATTCTTGTAAAAGTTGTATTCTCCACATAAAATCAGAAACAGATAATGAATTATTAGAGTTTTTTAACCGATTAAACCAAAAAATAGATAAATTAATAGAAAATAAAATTAAACAAGAAGAAAAAAGTGATTTTATTTCTATGTATTTAGCTACCTTTTCAGTTTCAGAATATAAGATATATAAAGTAGTAAAGAACTTATTGATGTTATCTTATAATTATGGATTTGCTAAAGCTGGTAAGGAAAGTGGAATATCAACTGTTTCTTATATTAAAGAAGACAAGACTCATAATATTAAGTTAGACCAAGATAATTTGATTGAAAAAATGCCTGTTGTTAGTAATACTAATTATTATTTAACATACAAAAATAGTTAGGAAAGGGGGGAGAAGTTGTAGTGACTAAGCCAAAAAGATATTTTAAATTCAAAAATGGAGTAGATTTTGGAGAATCTATTAAAATGAATGATGAAGGAAGTCTTTCTATTGAAGAGAATGAAAATGATTCAATAGTTGTCTGGATTGATGCAATTCATGCTATGACAACTGCTAACTATACTACATATACTGCTAAGGAATTAAAAGGTAGTAAGGAAAATAAAACTGGAGTCCATTCTTGGACACATCCTTATAGCAAACCAGTTTTAACTCACCACAATCAACATAATGGAGAACCAGTAGGTAGAGTATTAAGAGCAGAGTTTAAAGAAAAATCCATTATTAATGGAGAGCCTTGTAATAGGTTAAAAGTTAAATTAACAGATGAAAAAGCTATTCAAAAAGTTAAAGATGGTCGTTATAAAACTGTATCAATAGGTGGTAGAGCTGAACAGGCATTTTGTTCTATATGCCATCAAGACTTAATAAATGAAGGAATGTGTGAACATTGGCCTGGCAACGAGTATGATGGAGAAACTTGTCATGTTATTTTGGGAGATATTTCATTTATTGAAGTGAGTTTTGTAAATGTTCCAGCAGATTCTAATGCGATGGTTATTAACATAGTAGATGATGATCCTTCTTCTAGTTCAGAAGGACAAAAAAATCAAGAAGGTTTTAATAATAAGTCTCCCGTTAAAATAATAAATGAATCCAAATATAATCAAGGAGGTAATCAGATGAAAGATTTACAAGAAAAGTATGATCTTTTACAAGAAAAGTATGATACAAAAGAAGAAAGAGTAGATGTCTTAGAGACTAAGTTAAGTAATACTAAATCTAAACTTGAAACTATTGAAGAAAAGTATTCAAACTTAAAAGAGAAGTATCAGGTGAAAGAAGATAAGATTGAAAACCTTGAAGAAGAAATTCAAACTCTTCAAGAAAAAAACACAAAGTTAAAAGCTGTCCAACATAAGCAATTAGCTGAAGACATTGTTGAAATGAAAATTAAGATGGGTAGATTAACTGACAAAGGTGAAGAGTTTAGAGATGAAATGATTGAAAAGCATGTTCAAAGAAGTTCTGAGTCTTTAAAAGACACTTTAGAAGATTTAAAAATTGAACAGGAGTTAAAAGAAGAAAGTCAAGAACCTACTAAAAGGAACAAAGTTCAAAATCCTGGTAAGCATAATTCTCAAGAAAGTCAAGTAAAAGATGAAGATGGCGAAAAGTTAGTTAGTGAAGAAATTCAAGAAAAAATGAATAAATTAAACTTATAAAAAATTATCATAAGGAGGAAATTTAATTATGGCATTATTTAGAGATCTTGAAAGTGCAAATTCTCAATTGTTACCAACAAAAGACGGTGATGAATATACAAGAACACATACGAAGATGGTTGTTGATAATGGCGATGCTCCATCAGGAAAGAAAATTCCTGACCCAAGACTTCCTAAACTTTTCAAATATCATTTCGGAGGTCAAGATGGTTATGTAGTAATTCCTAAAGGTAGAATTGTTGCTATTGACCCAGAAATTGAAGTACAAAATTTTGAAGACAACAAATATTACAATGCAATTACTATTGCAAATGGTGGCGAAGATGTAGAAGAAAGAAATGACGACCCATCATTAGATAATCCAGGTGAAGAAGATTATATTCGTAAAGCGAATAAACCAGTAGGTGTAGCAGGATTAAATGTTTATCAAAACATTGACAATAGCTTTAGAGGTAATGTTCCAATGTTTATTACTCGCAATACAATCAACTTACCTTACTTCTTAGACAAAGAAGAAGCTGAGAAAATGGATTGGGGTAGTGCTTATGGTACTGACCTAAAGCCAGGAGATAAAGTTAAATCAGACGAGAATGGACGATTTGTTAAATGGAACGACCCAATGGAGTTTGAAACTTGGGATGAAGCTAAAGAAGAAGGAGACTCTGCTGCTCAAATTGTTGGTCAAGTTATCAACATTAATAAAGAGTTTGTTCCAGCAGGATGGTTACAATGGGTTTCTTCTGAATCTCCAAATGGAGACGAAGAAAATATGTCTGGATATGAAGCACAACACTTAGACCCAGAAACTGGATTCCCATATGATCCTGAATATAGAGACGGTATTGGAGATAAAGGTTATGAACCAGAAGGAATTGAAGGTCTTACTGATGGTTCTGCATTAAAGAAAAAGTATGAAGATGAAAAGGTAGGAGAAGTATTAGCTACTTTTGAAGAGGGAGATAGAGTTAATGTAAGAACTCTTAATACTCCAGTTTGCAAAGAAGAATTAGAAGTTAAGTTAGTAAATGATGATGGAGAAGTTGTATTTGACAACGAAGAAAATGAAGATTTAGTAGACTTTGTAAATTATGACGAAGGATTAATTATTCTTGAAATGCCAGAAGATGTAGAAGAAGACTTAGATGTCCTAGTTACATATGAAGCTACTGGCGAATATCCTGGTATGCCATCAAACATCAACTGGGAAGGCGTTGCTGGATCTGTTGATATTTTATTACAACTGTAAATATCTAAAAATATAAGGAGGAAATTATATTATGCCAAAGAAAAATATAGATTTTAAAGAGTATTTAATGAAAAAAAATGAGAAGGAACAAAATGAAATTTTAAGTTTCATTGAAAAATATAGAGGTTTAATGATGAATGGTAACACTAAGCAGTTTGGACCTACTGAAAAGGTAAAAGATATTAAAGAGGCATTAAATAGTCGTGATGCCTCAATCATCATGCCTAAAATTATGGAAGGTGTTTTAGAAGAGGCTGCAGAGCCACTTTATCTAGGTACAAAACTATTTAAGACTATTAATATGGATAGAGGAAATAGAATGATTTTCCCTGCTATTGGGGCTTTAAGAGCTTATGAAATGGCAGAAGGTCAAGAGTATAGAGACGACCACTTAGACCTTCGTTTGAAAGAGAAGGCTACAGAGGTCGACATTACTAAGAAAGGTGTAATGGTTCCTATCACTGAAGAAATGGTAGATGATAGTCAGTGGGATGTTGTAGGTATGCATGTTGAAGCTGCAGGTCGAGCAATGGCTCGATTAAAAGAGGAGCTAATCTTTAAAGCTATGACAAAGCATGGTTGGACAGTATTTGACAACAACAAGCGTGAGAAGCATCCTGAAGCAGGAACTACTGGTAGAGATGAGTATGGTAATTATAATGATACTCTAGCAATTGAAGACTTCTTTGATATTGTTGTTGCTCTTATGCACAACGAATATACTCCAACTGATGCATTAATTCATCCGCTAACTTGGTCTGTATTTGTTAAAAATGGTCTTATTGATATGTTTGATCAGCCTGTAATGGGTAATGATGCTCAATTCAGTATTGATATGGACGCTGCAAATGGAAGAATTCCAATGGGATTAAATCTATTAGTATCTCCATTTATTCCATTCGATAAAGTCAATAAGAAATTCGATATGTATGTTGTTGACAGAAACAACATTGGTGTTATCGTACAAAAAGATGAAATGTCTACAGATCAGTTTACTGATCCTTATAGGGATATTCTAAATCTTAAGTTTAGAGAACGATATGGTATTGGTATTCTTGACGAAGGTAAAGCTGTTGCTACTGCTAAGAACATTAGTCTAGATGTAACTTATGAAAAGCCTGATTTAGTAAGAATGATCAATGCTGACGACTATGGAAAAGACAATTAATAATATAATTTAAAAGAGAAAAGAGGGTGTTTTCCACCCTCTTTTAAATTTAGAAACCTACTAATAATATATAGGGGGAATAATTAATGAAAGCAAAAGACTTAAAAGGTGTAAAATTATCTAAAGGAAAAACTGCATATTGGGACCCTAAAACTAAAACTCATTTAACTATTTCTAATAATAAAGAGAAGTTTACAGACAAACAAAGAGAAGAATTAGATTTTACTAATATTATGTCTGCATTAAGGTCTGGTGTTTTATCACCAATAACATTTAAAGAAGATAAAAAGGAAGATTCTGAAGATGAAACCAAAGATACTAATGAAGAAGATACTAATGAAGAAGATACTAATGAAGAAGATACTAATGAAGAAGATACTAATGAAGAAGATACTAATGAAGAAGAAGACCAAGAAGAAAATGAATTAGAGAAATACACAGAAGATGGAAACTTGAGGTGTCAAGAAGTAAAAAGTGATGGAACTCAATGTACTTATGATGCTAAATACCCAGAAGATGACCCTAAATATTGTGGAGTTCATAATAAAAGCTAAAGAGGTTGGTGGATTAAATGAAAAAAAGAAGATTTCCTAAAATAATAAATCACCATCCACAAAACCGAAAAGAAAATGTAAGTTTAAAACCTAAAATTTCAATTGAGTTCAACAAAGATTTAAACCCAGACTCTGTAAATAGGAAAACTGTAATACTTAAAGATTCTTATGATAACAGAGTTGAAGGTGTTGTAGGATATAATAATAAAACTGCCTTTTTTGAACCTAATAAAATATTGGATCCTAATAAAGAATATGTTGTGGAAATTAGGGGTGGGTTAAGTGATCCTGAAACTAATGATTTAGTTTCAGATACGCTTAACAACCCCTTACCACAAGACTACGAGTTTACCTTTATTACTTCTGAATTAAAAGAATTAAAATCTCCTACAATTTTAAAACCTACACACCAGACCATAATTGATGATATAAAAATAGAATGGAACAAAATTGATACTGCTGATAATTATAGCTTAGAAATTTGTGATGATAAATTATTTAATAATATAGTGTATTCTACAAATACTGTAGATACTTCTATAAAGCCTTATGGTTTAGACTGCAGTAAAGAGTATTTTGTTAGAGTTAAAGCCAATAATGTAAAGCAATCTAGTGATTGGTCAAAAGTTCATGCATTCTATTACGAAGAAAAAGAAACTAATTTAACCTCAACAACAGAAAAGGAAAAAGAAGTTGAAATTGAGGTTTTTGATTTAAGAGAATATGAAAATAAGGTAGATGCAGACCAAATTGAATTTAAAATAAACAAAGAAATTAAAAGAAAAGATTTAGATAAATTTGATGTTAGCTTAATAGGAGAATCAATTAAAGGTAT